TGATGATATAATTCACTATATCTATAATTGGGGAGATTATATGGATGGCAGGTGTTTTAGAGATTGTAAATATAATTATTCTGAATTATATGGTATTGTTGCAGAGCAAGACCCCGATTTGTATAAAGATTTTCAAGTTATAATAGAAAATATAAGCGATTATTAATATAATAAAGGAGTTTTTTGTTATGAAAGTTAAAAACATTCAAGCATATGAAGATATGTACGATAGTAAAGAAGATACATTAAACCACATTATAAACGTTAGAAAATATGTTGGAAGATTACAAAATGCACTATTTGAGCAAACATCAAAACACGATAAGTCTAAATTAGAAGAACCTGAAAAACCTATATTTGATAAATATACTCCAAAACTTAAAAATTGTGTTTATGGTAGCGATGAATATAAAACATATTTAAAAGAAATGCAAGTTGCATTAAAGCACCACTATGCAAACAATCGTCATCATCCAGAACATTTTGAAAATGGAATTAAAGATATGACGTTGGTTGATTTATGTGAAATGATTGCTGATTGGAAGGCTGCTACATTAAGACACAATAATGGCAACATAATTGAAAGTATTGAACTTAATCAGAAACGATTTAATTATAGCGATGAACTTAAACAAATATTGATTAATACAGTTAATATGTATTTTAAATAAAAAGAATGTTTTATTTACAAATTATTAATATAAAAGTGAGGTTGATAATTTGCTTGAGATAAATAAAATATATAATATGGATTGTTTGGAAGGAATGAAGTATATAGAAAATAAATCTATTGATATGATATTGTGTGATTTGCCATATGGTGTAACTCAATGTAATTATGATAATTTAATACCTTTTGAACCATTATGGAATCAATATGAGAGAATTATAAAAAATAATGGAGCAATTGTATTATTTGGCACACAACCTTTTACTACAGACTTAATAAATAGTAATAGAAAACTATTTAGATATGAATTAATTTGGTGTAAAAATTTTGCTACAGGTTCACTATTAGCAAAGAAAAGACCTATGAAAGCACATGAAAACTTGTTAGTATTTTATAAAAAACAACCTACATATAATCCTCAGATGGTTGAAAGAACGGATGCAGAATTAAAACGATTATCTAAGAAATCAGTAAAAACAAAAAGTAGTGAATTTCAACCATATGGAGGCATGAGCGGCAATAGAGAAGATAATAAATATAAAATGCCAAATAGTCAATTACATTTTAATTGTGTATTCAATAGAAGTAAAGAAAAAACTAAACATCCAAATCAGAAACCAGTATCAATTTTAGAATGGCTAATCAAGACTTATACAAACGAAGGAGAATTAGTTTTAGATAATTGTGGTGGCTCGGGGAGTACTTATATTGCTTGTATAAATACAAACAGAAATTTTATAGGTTTTGAATTAAATAAAGAATATTACGAACTTGCAAAAAATAGGATAAATAAACATATTTTAGATAATAATTTGCAGGATAGATATAGTTTAATTGCATAATATTAAAATAAAATTACATTTTTATCGCAAATTTTTAAATTTATAGTTTAAAGGAGAAAAAACTATGAAATGTAATGAAATTCCATTTGGTACAGGATATTGTGCTTATGCTATTTATCTTCCTTGGAAAGTAAAATTTGAATGGGAAGATGAATCGCAACGAAGACCAAAATGTGTATCAATAGATAAATGTTTATTACCTGAAATAATACAATTATGGGAAATGGGAATTAAAACTACTGGTTGTTGTTGTGGTCATGGTGATTTTAGTAAAGCTTTTATAGGAGTAAGAAATGAATATATTGATAAAATGAAAGTAATGGGATATAAAGTGCAGTATAATCCTTGTAGACCAAATGAGGAAGATAGTTTTATACCTAAGACAAAATTAATTTATGGAGAATCTAAAAATAATGGAGAGTGGAATTAAAGTGAAAATTAAAGATAGTGTTCTTACATTAAAAAATCTTCAAAATAAAAATATAAAGGGGGTGATAATATAGCAAAATTTCAACCAGTTATAAAATGGAGTGGAAGTAAAAGGAGTCAAGCAAAATATATTATTAGTAAATTTCCAAGAGTAATTGATACATATTATGAACCGTTTTGTGGAGGTTGTAGTGTTTTAAGACAGTTATTAGATAGTGATATAAAAGTAAGACAATACATATGTAGCGATATTAATAAAAACCTAATAGATTTATGGATTTGTATAAAAAATAATCCTGATAAATTATCTAGAGATTATAAAATTATGTGGAATGAATTAAATATAGATGATAATAAAGAGAGAAAAAAACAATATTTTTACAAAGTAAGAGAAAGATTTAACAAATATAAAAATCCATCTGATTTTATGTTTATTATGAGAACTACAACTAATGGTATGCCTAGATATAATAAAAATGGGCAATTTAATAATTCATTTCATGTAACCAGAAATGGAATTAAACCTGAGACATTAAATGAAATAATTTTTGAGTGGTTTGAAATATTAAATAAAAATAATGTGCAGTTTATTCATCAATCTTATGAAAAAATACAATCTATAAAAGGCGATGTTTTATATCTCGATCCTCCTTATGCAAATACAAAGGGTATGTATTATGGAACAATTAACTATGAAAAATTTTGGAGTTGGTTAAGAGATCAACAAGGAATGTATTTGCTCAGTTTTGACGGTATAACAACATCAGAAGATATGACATATTCTGTGCCGATAGATATATATGATATTCATGAGTATGTTTATAGTGGAAATAGTAGTTTTAGAAGAGTAATAGGCACTTCAAATAAAGAATATGTAAATGAAAGTTTATATATTAAATTATAAAGCATTACTTTTATTTAAATAATTTACTGGAGGTAAATAAAACATTGAATATATTACTATTAGAAAATAAGTATAAAAAGAAACATAGAAATTTAGCTTTAATGAAGTTTTCTACATATTATAAAAATAAAAGTTATAATGTTGATTATTTTAGTGGTATTGATAAAAAAAATACCTTAAAACCACATTATGATATTATATGCTATTCAACTATATTTACATATCACTTTTACGAAGATATTAAAACTATATTATATTATAAAAATAAATATCCAAAAGCAAATATATTAGTTGGAGGAATTTCTGCTACGCTTCTTGCAGATAAATTCTATCAGGAAACTAATATAATGCCATATAAGGGTATTTATAATAAAATAGACCATCTTTATCCCGATTATAACTTGTTTCCCAATCATCCAATGAAAAATGTATCTCAAGTTTTTACTTCAAGAGGATGTAAAAATAAGTGTGGATTTTGTGCTGTTAAATATTTAGAACCTGAATATCAAATTAATGAGCATTGGCAAGACAGTATTGATATTAATAAATCCAAAGTTATGATACATGATAATAATTTAACTTCTGGTGACTTTGAACATTTTAAAGAATTAATGAATTATTTAAAAAAAAATAAATTAACATGTACTTTCGATAATGGATTTGATTGCAGATATTTTACAGACGATCATTTGCTATGCATTAAAGACTTAAAATTCGACAGAGATGGTTTAAGATTTGCTTTTGATAATATGAATCAAGATAAATTGATACAGGAAGTAATTAGGAAATGCTTAGATTCAGGGATAAATAAAAATAAAATTATGGTTTATATTCTTTATAATTATACAGATACTTTTGAAGAAGCGATGTATAGAGCAAATGAAATTAAGAAGTTAGGGTGTAGACCATATCCGCAACAGTATAGACCGCTTGATGATATAGAATATAAAAATAATTATATATCAAATAAATGGAATAAAGAGCTATTAAGAAATTTTAGATTTTACTGGATGATGCCAGGAATCTATTCAAAGCAAACATGGAGTGATTTTATTAAAAAAGGAGGAGTTGGTAATTATTGAGAGTATTAAGTTTGTTTAGTGGCATAGGAGCTTTTGAAAAGGCATTAACAAGACAAAACATAAAATATGAATTACTTAATTTTAGTGAAATTGATAGAAATGCTATTATGGCATATTGTTTAATACATAATGTAAGTGAAGATTTAAATTTGGGAGATGTTACTAAAATAAATATAAAACAACTATCAGATTTTGATATGATGACTTGGGGTTTCCCCTGTACTGATATATCGGCTGCTGGTAAACAAAAAGGTTTTGTAGATAAAAAAGGAAATAAAACAAAAAGTGGATTGTATTATGATGGTATAAAAATACTAAAATATAAAAAACCAAAATTTTCAATAATAGAAAATGTTAAAGCACTTACTTCAAAAAGATTTCAAAAAGAATTTAAACAAGTATTAGACGATTTAAAAATGGCAGGTTATAATAATTACTGGAAAGTTCTTAATGCTAAAGATTATGGTGTTCCGCAAAATAGAGAAAGAGTATTCATCATATCTATTAGGCAAGACGTTGATAAAGGAAATTTTGTTTTTCCAAAACCAGTCCCGCTAAAAAAAAATTTACAAGATATAATTGAATTGGATGCAGAGTTGCCTATTTTACATAATATTTATGGTGGTTTTAAAGAAAAGAAACCACGAATATTTGAAAATTATTCACCAACAATAAGAACTGCAAAAGGTGGGGGTCATATACCTTCTATTTATATTAAAGTTTGTAGTTTAAGAACCAGAAGTTATAAAGGTCAGCCACAAACATTAGAAATAAGAAAGGATGATTACTTAAATACAATAACTACCGTTCAAAAAGATAGCATGATAGCTTTTATAGATAAATTACCAGAAAATCTCAAAGAAGATTATCTTCTAGCACTTAAAAATAAAAGAAAGGGGCTTAAAGTAGTTAATGGAAGATTAATTAGATATCTTACATGCCTTGAAGTTTTTCGATTAATGGATTTTGACGATAAGGATTATTATATTTTAAAAGAAAATAATTTTAAAGACACAGTAATATATAATTTAGCAGGTAATTCGATAGTCGTTAATGTAATGGAAGAAATTTTTAAAAATTTAATTACATAATGCTAAAATAATAGTATTGACAACATAACAAAGATATGGTATAATAAAATATAACCACTAAATAATGGTTAGAAGTATATGATGAACTAACTGAAATAGGGAGAAAACATTATAGCGTTCAAAACGATCCTTTTATTTACGGAAAATATTTAGCTAAATACCCAACAATTGATGTTAAATATGAAATTGACGGAAAGAAAAAAAGATATACAGTCAAAGATATATGTCGTTTTAAAGGAACGTTTATTATTCAAATTGCTAATCATTTAACCACAGTAATTGATGGCAAATACTATGACAATTGGGATTGCGGGAATAAGAGTGCATATAGAATCTGGAAGCTTAAATAAAAAAATAACGGAAAGAAAAAATTAAAAAGTAATTTAAATGTTACTCTAACTCTTGACAAACAAGAATAAAAATGCTAAAATAAAAATATATTGAGAGGATGATATACATATTGAATGAAACATTAATGAAAAATTGTGGATTTGGTAAGCATGTAAATATGATTAACAATAAAATATGTCCATTTTGCCAAAAAGTAATTAATATGAATAATTTCAGAAACGAAATATCTAAAAAAGAATATAAAATTTCAGGGCTTTGTCAAGAATGTCAAGATAAAATATTTGGAAAGGATTAATATACTTGATAAATAAAATATATTGAGAGGAGGTTGGGTTTTGGATAAAATAAAAAGGATTCAGGAACTTACAAAGTTACTTAACCAATATTCATACGAATATTATGTATTAGATTCTCCAACCATATCTGATAAACAATATGATCAATTATATAATGAATTAGAATCACTTGAAAAAGAAATGGATTATGTTCTTTCATCATCTCCGACACAAAAAGTTCAAGGTGAAGTATTACCATTTCTTGTAGAAGTAAAACATACTGAACCAATATTGTCTGTCGATAAATCTAAGGATATTAAAGATGTAATTAAATTTATGAAAGATCAAGAATGTATTCTTTCGTGGAAATTAGATGGTCTAACATTGGTTCTCAGATATAATAACGGCAAACTTCAACAAGCAATAACGAGAGGCGGGGGTTATTCTGGCGAAGATGTTACACATACTGTAAAAACCTTCATAAATGTCCCTCTTAATATTGACTATTATGGATATCTTGAAGTGCGTGGAGAAGGATTAGTTACATTTAAAGACTTTGAAAGAATTAATGCTGAATTGGTTGCCAAAGGTAAGGAACCATATTCTAATCCACGTAATTTAGCAGCAGGTAGTGTTCGTCAATTAGACGCTAATATTACCAAAGAAAGAAATTTATTATTTATTGCTTTTGGTATTGTTAAATGTGACAATAGGATAAATTTTAAAGATACTGAATTTGAGTTTTTGCAGGACTTAGGATTTGAAGTAGTATATCATAAAATTGTAACTAAAGATACATTAGAAAAATGGATTAATATATTTAAATCAATGCTTCCTAATTTATCTTATCTTACTGATGGGTTAATTATTGAATATATCAGTATTCAATATGGCAAAAAGCAAGGTATTACAGGGCATCATAGTAAGGCATTATATGCATTTAAATGGAATGATGATAGCTATAAAACAATATTTAGAGGTGTAGAATTAAACACCACAAGAACTGGTATGGTATCTATTACAGGAATATTTGATGAAGTTGATATTGACGGAGTAAAAATTTCCAGAGCAAGTTTGCATAACTATGATATTTTTGAAGCATTAGAATTAGGCATAGGAGATATTATTACCGTTTATCGTGCAAATGCCGTGATTCCCCAAATAGAAGATAACCTTACACGTTCAGGTACTTATAAGATAGATATGATATGTCCTTCTTGTGGCGGGGAAATTGTAATAAAAACTCCAAAAGATGCGAGGTTTTTGTTTTGTGAGAATATACATTGCCCCGCAAAATTAGTAAATAAATTTGTTCATTTTGTTAGTAAAGATGCTTTAAATATTGAAGGACTTTCAGAAGCAACTATTCAAAAATTTATTAATAAAAGTTTTTTAAGAACCTTTAATGATATGTATAATCTTAATCAATATAAAAATGAAATTATTAATATGGAAGGATTTGGAATAAAGAGTTATAATAATTTAGTAAAAGCAATTAATAAATCAAGAGAAGTAAAAGTAAGTAATTTTATTTATGCACTTGGTATTCCTGGGGTTGGAAAAAGCGGAGCAAAAATTATTGCTAAAAAGTTTAATGATGATTGGTTTGAATTTGAGAAAGCAATTATTAACGATTATGACTTTACTAATTTACCTGATTTTGGTGAAGTAACTAATCAAAATATATATAAATGGTATTATAATTTAAATGAAAGAGAGTTATGGATAGGACTTTTAAACGAAATAAAATTTATAAAGGATGAAGAAAAAATTTTAAATAATCCGCTTGCAGGTAAAAAAATTTATTGTACAGGAACATTTGCTTCATATAAGAAAGATGAATTAAAAAAGATTGCCGAAAGTTTAGGTGCGGAGTTTAGTAGTGGCTATGCAAAAAGTCTAGATTATCTTATTGCAGGTAGTATTAAAGGTAGCACAAAAGTTGATAAAGCTAAAAAAGATGGTGTCCCTATTATTACTGAAGATGAATTTTTAAAAATGATTGGAAAATAAAATTACATCTTGACAAAATACAAAAATAATAGTATAATAAAATTCGTATTTAAATTTAAAAGGAAGGTGTATATATGAGTGTTATTAAAGAGCAAGAAACTAAAAACAAAATTAGAGCAAAGGGTATTTTGCGTGGAATTAATACGGATGGGTTTCTTATTGATGATGAAAAAGAGGAAAGGACTGATTTATTAAAATTTAGTGATTTTGAAATGTTCATTGGTAAAGTGATTAGTTTTAGTATAGTTGATGTAGAAAAGGTGGAATTGTAATAATAATGGACAGGTTAGAAATTTTTAAGACAGAATTAGCATACATAAAAAATCCAAAAATTAGAGAGTTTACAGGGAAAGTATTAATAAAAGTTCCAGAGTACTTTTTTACTATACCTGCTTCAAGCACAAATAAGTATCACCCTTCTTTTTCTTTAGGAGATGGAGGTTTATTAAGACATACTAAAGTAGCGGTAAGAATTGCTGTAGATATTCTTTCTTTAGAAATGATGAACAAGTATACCGAAGATGAAAAAGATATTATAATATCCTCTCTTATTCTTCATGATTGTGCTAAAAAAGGTGTGCCAGAAAGTAAATATAGTATTGTCGAACATCCTTTAGTAATGGCAAATTTTATTGAAAGAGATGAAGAGTTAAAAAATATTTTAGACAAAGAAACACTAAATAAAATATTGGATTGTATTCGTACACACATGGGAGAATTTAATAAAGATTATCTAACAAAAAAGGAGGTGTTGCCGAAACCTAAAAGTAAAATACAAAACATTGTTCATTTAGCTGATTATTTAAGTAGCAGGAAATACTTTGAGGAATTTAATTTTAATGTAAAAGTAGAAAGAGATAGAGTTTATTAAAAACATAAAATAATATTAGGGGGAAATACATAATATGGGCGTTAAAAAAGCTAGTGCTTTAAAAAGAAAACCATTAAAAATTCTTTTGTTTGGAGATTCGGGAACTGGAAAAACTCATTTTGCATTACAATCTACTCCAGGGAAAATTCTAATATTTGACGCAGAAAGTGGAACTGATTTATTTGAAGGTAGAGAAGGTTTTGATTTTGATTATTGGGTAGATGATGACGGACTAAAAACACCATCTATTAGAGAATTAAATAAAGCAATAGATTATCTAGATACTCCAGAGGGTAGAGAAAAATATGATACATTTGTAATCGATCCTATTAGCGACATTTGGGATAACATTCAAGCTCAAAGATTAGAATATAAAGATCAAAAAGCATTAGAAAAAGCAAGAAAACAAAATAAAGAATTTAGTTTAGAGGATAGAAATGAAGCAGAACTTGAATCCTTTAATACAAAAGATTGGGGAGATATGAAACGTATTTATAAAAATCTAATGCTTAGACTTAAAAATCTCCCTCAAAATATAATATTGATAGCAAGAGAAAAAGATATCCTAGAAGTTAAACCAGATGGCAGTATGATTCGTACAGGTGAATATACTTATGAAGCCGAAAAAAATACTAAATATGTTGTAGATTTTACTATTAGATTAGTATTTGATGAAAAAAATAAAAAAAGATATGCAGTAGTTCAAAAATCAAGAAGTGATGAATTTGAAAAATTACAAATATTTAATGACCCAACTTTTGCTATTTTTGATAAACTGGTTAATAAAATGAAAGATGCAGATAATGTTTTTGGAACAAGCACCAAAGAAGAAAATGTTTTTTTAGATGAGGAAGCTAAAAAAACAAATACAGAATTACCAAATAAAATAAAAATGATTGAAAAATTAATTGAGTCATTAAAAGAAAATGGCGTAGACAAAAACAAAATTATTGAAGTTATTAAACAAAATTTTGAGTTAAAGGGTAAGCCATCAGCTAATTTTAATGCTATAAAAAACCCTAGTGTAGCAGATAAAGTTTATGAAGAACTAAAAAATTTGGAGGTAAAATAATATGAATAATGTTTGTTTAATTGGTAGATTGGTTAATGATCCAGAATTACGTTATACTTCTAACAATAGTACTCCCGTATGTAATTTTACATTAGCAGTAGATAGACGTTTTAAAACTGAAGGACAACCAGAAACAGATTTTATTAATATAGTAGTATGGAGTAAAACAGCAGAATTTGTTTCAAAGTGGTTTATTAAAGGTTTACGTGTTGGTATTGTGGGCAGAATTCAAACACGTAGTTGGAAAGATAAAGAAGGCGGGAAACATTACGTTACAGAAATAGTAGCAGAATCAGTATATTTTGCTGATGCTAAAAAAGAAGGTAATAAGGAAAATAAAGAAGAAGAAGAAGATTATTTTAACCCTGAAGATATCCCGTTCTAAGATTGTTTAAATAATAATATAAAGGGAGATAACTAAATTTCTCCCTTTATATTATCATAAAGGAGGAGAGGTTTTATTGCCTAAAGACATTACTATTTCTGATACTATGGCTGAAGCAGGAATTATTGCAACTTTAATTTATAATCCAGAATATATTTTTTATAGCGAACAATTAAAACCTAATCATTTCTATAATAAAGAATCATCTTGTTTATATTGGGCAATTGAAAAACTTGTTAAGCAAGGCGTAACTAATATAGATTCGTTTAATCTTGCTACAACGATAAACTCTAAAGAAGGAATTAAAAATACGTTTAATAAATATAATATTAATCTTGAAGAATATATTAATCTTTCTAAGAATATAAAAAGAGATACTCTTGAAGAATATAAAGTGTTGGTTAATAGAGTTTTAGCGTTAGCTTTTAAAAGAGAATTACATAAACAACTGAAAAAATTTGATAAAATTTGTTTAGACGTTGAACAAGATGACGTTAGTAAATTAAGTGGAGATATTTATAATACTCTTAATAAACTTAATGAAAAATATATATTAAATGATGATATTATTCCTTTATGTGAACAAATTAATGAAATATGGGATGAAATACTAGAAGAAAGTGAAAATGATAGTTTAGCTCTTAATCCTAAAATACCGATGTTAAAAAGATATTTTACATATTCTAAAGGCGAAGTTATTATGCTGGTTGCTAGATATAAACAAGGTAAATCAGCATATCTAATGAATGAAGCACTTTATCAAGCAAACAAAGGATGTAGTATAGGATATTTAGATACAGAAATGTCAACAAAGGAATTTACTATAAGAGTACTAGCTAATTTAGCACAAGTTGAGGTTAGAAAGATTAAACAAAAAAGTTATACTACTTCTGAAGAAAAATTTTTAAAGGATGCTTTATCATTACTTAAAAAATATAAATTAGTTCATAAATATAAACCAGAATGGAAAGAAGAAGATATTTTTTCTACTACTAAAATATTACAATATAAATATGGGTTAGATTTTTTAATCTTTGATTATATAAAAGATAATGACGGCGATGCAAATGTGTTATACAACAAACTTGGGAGAAAGGCAGATTATTTGAAAAATGTTATTGCAGGTCAGTTAAAAATACCAGTTCTTACAGCAACACAACTAAATAGAAGCGGGGAAATTAGTGATAGTGATAAATTAGCTCGATATGTTTCTACCGTAATTTGGTGGAAACAAAAAACTCAAAAAGAATTAGAAGGTCAAGAAATAAATCAGGTTGGTAATTATACAATGCAAGTGCGTGTAAATAGATTAGGAGAGCAAATGTTAGAAGATGAATTTATTCATTGTATTTTTAATGGAAATAAAATGACAATAATTCAAGCACCAATTCAAACGTTAGAAGTGGAAGTATGATTATTTATGATAATAATACAATTGAACAAATTAATAACTCAATAAATATCGTTGATTATGCTAAACGATATCTTAATCTGGAATTTAAATACGGTGAATGGTGGACTAATTGCCCCTTTCATCTTAATGATGATACTCCCTCTCTTTCTTTTAACCAAGAAAAAAATGTATTTAAATGTTTGGGTTGTGGTTTAGCAGGTTCAGTTATTCAATTTGTGCAGAATTATCATAAATTATCTTTCCCAAAAGCAATAGAACATCTTATTAATTATGGTAATTTAAATCTTATACCTAAAGAATATAGTAATGTTCTTAACTTTTTATATAAAACAAAATCACAAAATAAAAGTATAAAAACAATACAAAGAGATTTTTTACCAGATAATTATATGGAAAGATACTCTAAAAAACCAATTAAAGAATGGTTAAATGAAGGTATTAAACAAGAAATACTAGACAAATATGAAGTAAGATACGATAAACATAATAGAATAGTATTTCCAATAAAAAATATTGAAGGAAAAATAATAGCAATTAAAGGAAGGACTTTATATAGTAACTATAAAGACTTAGGAATACCTAAATACATTTATTATCAAAAAATAATTACTAATGATTTTCTTTTTGGATTATATGAAAATTTATCTTATATTAAAGAAAAAAATGAAGTAATTGTATTTGAGGGAGCAAAAGGAGTTATGCTAGCAGAAAGTTATGGGTTTAATAATGTAGTATCTTTAGAGACTAATAAAATTAATGAATATCAAAAGAACTTATTACTCCAATTGAAAGTTAATATAGTTTTTGCGTTGGATAAAGGAATTAAAATTGTTACTAAAAAAATTAATAAAATAAAAAACGACAATAATATTTATGTTAATATTGGGTTATTACCAAAATTAACTAATGTTTATGTAATAGAAGATAAGAAAAATTTATTAGAAGAAAAAGAATGTCCATGTGATCAAGGTAAAGAAGTTTGGGAAATATTATACGAAGGGAAGATATTAATTTGAGCAAATATGAATTCGCAATAGATGAGATGATATGGTCATTTTCACGTTTGAATACTTTCTATCAATGCAGACAGCAATTTAAATTACAATACATAGATTGTTTAAAAGGAGAATCAAATTTTTTCGCTGAATATGGAAGTTTCCTACATGATATTTTAGAGAGATATGCTAAAGGTGAATTAGAAGTTTATGAATTATCTTCTGTATATAAGAAAGAATATTTTGATACAATTAATCATCCAGCACCTCCAAATAAATTTGTAGATTTAAATAAAACATATTATAATGCAGGATTAGATTATCTAAATAATTTTGATGGATTTGAAGGTTATGAAATACTTGAGGTTGAAAAAGAATTTATATTTGATTTAGAAGGATTAAAAATTAAAGGTTTTATAGATTTGTTGGCTAAAGATAAAAATAATAATATTACTATTATAGATCATAAATCCAGTGATCCTAAAAGTGCTAAAAGTCAAAAAGCAAAAGAATATTACTCACAAATGTATCTTTATTCAATTCCTGTAAAAGAAGAATATGGTGTTTATCCAAAACAATTACATATCAATGCTTTTCGTAAACAAGATTGGTTTACTATTGATTTTGATGAAAAAGAAATTGATAAAATAAAAAAATGGGTTTTAGATACGGTTAAATTAATAAGAAAAGAAGAAGATTGGAAACCAAAAAGCGATCCTTTTTTCTGTAATTTTTTATGTAATTTTAGAAATGGGATTTGTGAATATAAACCACAGGTGTTTTAAAATGAATAATTATGTTACATACCATTTACATAGTGATTTATCTTTATTGGACAGTTGCACAAAATATAAAGATTATGTTGATAAAGCTGTTGAATTAGGTCAAAAAGCAATTTGTTTTACAGAACACGGAAATGTTTTCAATTGGGTAAAAAAGAAACTATATTGTAAGGAAAAAGGTATTAAATATATTCATGGCGTAGAAGTTTATCTTACAGAAAAACTTGAACCAAAAGAAAGAGATAATTATCATACAATATTAATTGCAAAAAATTATGAAGGAGTTAAAGAGATAAATTCATTAATAGATTTATCTACTCAACCAGATCATTTTTATTACAAAAATCGTATTACATTTGATGAATTTTTAGATATATCAGATAATGTAATTAAAATTAGTGCTTGTTTAGCGTCGCCACTTAATAGATTACCAAAAGATAATCCTTATTTAGTTAAACTACTAAATAAATATGATTATTATGAAATACAACCGCACCAACATAAAGAACAGGCAGATTATAATTTTAAATTATATCAAATATCATTAAAACTTGGCAAAAAATTAATTGCTGGCACAGATACACATTCACTTAATACATATAAAGCAGAATGTAGAAGTATTTTACAAAAAGCAAAAAAAATAGAATATACAGAAGAAGATCAATTTGATTTAAGTTATAAATCTTATGATGAATTAGTGGATATGTTTGATAAACAAAATGTTTTACCTAAAAAAGTTTATTTAGAAGCAATTGATAATACAAATATTATGGCAGATAGTGTTGAAGAATTTGATTTAGATATGTCGTTTAAGTATCCTAAATTATATAATAATGAAGATGAAGTTTTTGAGCAAAGAATAAAAAAATTATATAACCAAAAAGTTAAAAATGGAATTATTACTAACGATGAAATATATTTAAAAAATATTGAAGAAGAAAAAAGGGTATTAAAGAAAATAGGTATGACGGGATTTATGCTTTTTATGTCAGAACTAATGACATGGTGTAGGGAGAATAATATACCTTATGGATTTTGTAGAGGTAGTGTTGGTGGAAGTACAATAGCTTATATTTTAGATATTATAGATTTAAATCCTATCGTTTGGAAAACTGTATTTTCAAGATTTGCTAATGAAGATAGGGTTGAAATTGGCGATATAGATATTGATGTATCTCCATCACAAAGAGATTTAGTTTATCAATATATTATTGATAGATTTGGTTTAGATTATACGTCCTATATTCTTGCTATTGGAACAATATCAGAAAAAGGTACAATAGATGAAATTGGCAGAGCATTACACTTTAAATGGATGGAAAAAAATTATGATAAAAAAGAAAATGATAGCCCATATCACTTTTCAAAAATGATGAAAATAAAAAGTGAATATGAAATAGATCCTGATAGTACAATAGAAAAATATAGTGAGTTATTCTATTACTTTGAAGGATTGTTAAATACAGCAATATCACAATCTATGCATCCAGCAGGTATTGTAGCAAGTCCAATTACATTACCAGATAATTACGGAACTTTTTGGAATGAAGGTAAAAGAATAATATCAATAGATATGAACGAAATTCATGAGGTTTCTTTAGTAAAATACGATATTCTTGGATTAAAAAATATTAAAATTATAAAAGATACTTGCGAATTAGCAGGAATAAAATATCCATTATCACATGAAATTAATTGGGAAGATAAAAATGTATGGAATGATATTATTACTTCAAAAGTAGGTATATTTCAGTTTGAAAGTCATTTTGCATTTAGTTTAATGAAACAGTATAAACCACAAAGAATTAACGACTTATCTTTAATCAATGCTGCACTTAGACCATCTGGAACTAGTTATAGAGATAGACTTATTGCAAAAGAATTTAATAAAAATCCATCAGAACAAATTGATGAACTATTAAAAGAAAATAATGGTTTTCTTGTTTTTCAAGAAGATACTATTAAATTTTTACAAGATATTTGTGGTTTAAGTGGTAGTGAAGCTGATAATGTTAGAAGGGCTATCGGAAGAAAAGATAAAGATAGACTTGAAAAAGCATTACCACAAATTTTAGAAGGTTATTGTAATAAATCAAATAAACCAAGAGAAATAGCAGAAGAAGAAGCAAAAGCTTTTTTAAAAATTATTGAAGATAGTGCAGAATATCAATTTGGATATAATCATAGTACCGGATATAGTATGATTGGTTATCTCTGTGCTTATTTAAGATATTATTATCCATTAGAATTTATTACTGCATATTTAAATAATGCACAAAACCAAGATGACATAAATGATGGAACTGAATTAGCAAGATTAAAAAATATAAAAATAAAACCTATTAAGTTTGGTTATTCAAGATTAAATTATTATCCTGATAAAGAAACAAACAGTATTTATAAAGGATTATCTTCGATTAAAGGATTTGGCGATAAAGTTAATGTTGCTCAAGAATTAATTCAGTTTAAAAATAAAAAATACGATTTTTTTGTTGATTTACTTATTGATATTAAAGAGAAAACTAATATTGGTAATTCAAAAATAGAAACTTTGATTAAACTAAATTACTTTAGTCAATTTGGTAGAAATAAAAAATTATTATCTATCTTTGATGAATTCACTAAAGGTAAAAATAGATATGAAAAGAAACATACAGAAAAAACAAAACAAAAACGTATACCATTACTTTACGAATTTGAAAAAGACATAGACGATATTTCTTTTTCAATAAATGAACAAATTGTTTATGAGACTGAGTTGCTTGGTACACCAATGAGTACGTATGATTTATCAAAAGGAACATCTTATGTTCTAGAATTAGATACAAAACATTCTCCAAAAGTAAGTGTATATGGTTTATCTACTGGAAATATTGTAAATTTGAAAGTATATAAAAAATATTTTAATAAAAAACCATTTAAAAAGGGTGATATTGTAAGATTTGGCAAGTTTATTAAAAAACCTAAAGTAAAATTTGTTGGTTATGATTTTAATGGTAAACCTATATTTGAATCAATAGAAGGAGAATGGGATATTTGGAGTCAAGAATATGATGTTATAAAACTTTAAATTACTAAAATAATAGTATTGACAAATACAGAAAATATGTTATACTAAATATGATAACAAATAACTTGGGGAGGTATTATAGGTGGATGCTTATTTAACGATTATGGTAACAGTGTTAGTTATAACACAAGTTATACGTATAACGCAAAACGCAATACAACTTAAAAGATATACAAATAGATTGTCCCAAACAACAAAAAACGATAAGGAGAAAGATTAACTCATAAGGTCAGCAATCAGTTCTAGAAAATGAGTATAAATAAATTGAAGGAGATATTTTAACATGAATAATTACGAAACAGCATTAAAAGTAATGGCAGATAAAAACGCTGATGATGAAATAAAAATATATTTAGTTCTTGAATTATTATATAATGGAGAAGTTAGTTTAACTAAAGCTAAGGAATTATGTACTGGGCTTGGCTTGTTTAAAAATCATTGGGTTGTTGTTGATGCGAAAATTGTAGAGTTATGGAAAAAATATTGGAGAAAGAAGGAATAATAAAATTTTTATGAACGAACAAGAAAAAGAAAAATATTTAAATGATTATATTATTTTTTGTGAAAATTATTTAGGCGAAATTATATCCTTGGTAAATAAAAATTTTAAAAGAGATCATAAAAATTCTGATAGAGAACTTTACATAGTTTGTGGGAGATATCCATATAAAAAATTATTTTATGAAACATTAACTAAATTAATCAAAAAAATAAGGGAATAAAATATCCGTTTTATAATAAATAAACGAAAGGAAAATAAAAATTGATTAAAGAATGTTCTACTTGCAAATATTGTATAAAGTTTTTTGGACACGTATGAAGTTTATTGTGGAACTTGTAAAGAGAATTTATGTAATGCAACTTTAGTTGATCAAAGAACAAAAATTCCTAAAATATTTGTTAATGTATGTGAAAATTGTTTAGATGATTTAAGAATAGATAAAGATCAAGAAATTGATTTATTAAAAAGTGAAATCAAAAAGCTTGAAAAACAAATTGAGATGCTAGAAAAATGAAAAACCTAAAATATTTAGGTTATAATTTAATAGGAAGTAATTGAAAAGGAGACATAAATGAAAAATTATACTCAAATATTAGATGATTGGTCAAAAGAAGTAGATGAAAATTTGCCTGTTAATTGTCCTAAAAAGAAAGGGAAGGAGAATTTAATCAATAAATCGTTTTATTTAAAATATTAGATTACTAAAATAAAAGGAGGTAAAATGTTAGAGTTAAATAAAATATATAATATGGATTGTATTGAAGGTATGAAATTACTACCAGACAACAGCATTGATTTAGTAGTAACTTCTCCACCATATGATGGTATAAGAGATTATAAAGGATTTTCATTGGATTTACATAGTGTAGGAGTAGAAATATCTAGGATTCTTAAAGATGGTGGAATTTGCGTAATGGTAATTCAAGATCAAACTAAAAAAGGTAGAAAAACAATGACATCATTCAGGACAATTCTTGATTGGGATGATAATACAGAATTAGATGTTTTTGAGACTTGTATTTATAATAGAAATGGAACGCCTGGAGCATGGTGGAATAAAAGATTTAGAGTAGACCATGAGTATATACCAATTTTTATTAAAGGTCAAAAACCACAATATTTTAATAAAGAACATATGAAAATATTACCTAAAAAAGAAGGTGTGCAAAAAAGTGGCGGTAGTAGATTTACCAGTGGAGAAGTATCAGAAGGATTTATATCTACTGGAAAACCCAAATGTTGCGGAACAGTTATAAAATATGCATCCAGTTCTCAAGAAGGAATTAATAAAAATATTAAAAAAATAAAAGCAAAACATCCTGCCACTTTTCCAGATAAATTAGCAATGGATTTTATACAATGCTTTACTACAGAAAGAATGATAGTTTTAGATCCATTTATGGGTAGTGGAACTGTAGCAGCAATGGCGAAAAAATTGAATAGAAAATACATAGGATTTGAAATTAATAAAGAATATTGTGAAATTGCAGAAAACAGAATTAAAGAATTAAAATAAAGAAAGAAAATGTATATGTTAGGAGATTTATTAGAGGTTTAATTGTTGCTTTAATTTAAAATTAATAGTATGATTTTAGAAGTATTACAACTTGGTGGAGTATTTAAAAAAATTTAATTTAGAAAATTAAAAGGAGTATAATCATGGAAAAAATAATAAAGTTTTACCCGGCATTTGATAAGCG